TGATGCCCCTATTCTTTCCCGTCGGCTACGGCAGCGGCTACGGCCACGGCTACGGCTACAACAACGGCTACGGCAGTGGTTACGGCTATGGCTACGGCAGCGGCAAAGGCTATGGCAAAGGCTACGGCTACGGCGACGGCGACGGCAACGGCAACGGCTACGGTTATGGCGAAAGCGACGGCAGCGGCAACGGCTACGGTTACGGCTACGGCGACGGCTACGGGACCATAGAGAAAAGCAGGGGAAGAAGATGAACAAAACCTACTGGGATTTAGCTAAGAAAGCAGGGTTTGTGTTTTGGGATGACGATGAAGGCAACGGCAGGGTAATAGACTGGGCTTCGGACTATGATAAAGAATTTCAACTGTACACTGACCTGGTTATTGACCACATTGAGAGAAAATACAAGTACAGCTACTCAACCAATTTCATGGGACCAATAAACCAAGAGTGGATCAAGGAACATGGGGACTATTGGTCTGCTGGTAGAATTGACGTACACAGAGGCGACGAAGACTATGAATGGTCACTCCCACTAATGCACACTGAGGACTACAAGGGATTCAGTGAGTGGATATACTCACTCACAACGGAATACTTATGGTCCCTCGAGGAAATAACCTCACTCTTTGAATGGGAAACAAACACCAAGATAAGATGGTTTGAAACTCCAAAGTGGAAGAAAGACAATGACACAATTTGAACTAGAACAAGCCATCATGAGTGCATGGAGTATAATTGAAGACATTCAGCTACTCAGGCAAACCTTGGAATCCTTCAAGATACAACCCAAGGAGTACGATAACTTGGACAATTATCTTTTAGGTTTAGAAACAATCTACCAGAGGAAATTTGAGAATGTGTTTTCTCTCTTTGAGAAATTACTATGGGAGGCAAAGCATGGGAACTAACTTCTATGTAGCCACTAATGAGTGCTCCCACTGTGGGAGATATGACGAAGAATTACACATAGGAAAGTCATCCTTCGGTTGGTGTTTTTACTTCCAAGGTTACAAACACTTAGGGCTTGTCTCTTGGCAAGAGTGGAAAAAGTATCTCAAAGACAAAGTAATCAAAGATGAGTACGGAGACACAATGGACTATCCTTACTTTGTCAACCTGGTTGAAGTCTACAAGTCACCAAACTATGTACATGAGAATGGACACAAAAACTTACAACACAACTTTCAAGGGCGCATTGACAAATTCCCTTGGTTTGATCCAGAATTTGACTGGGATGACGAAGAGGGGTACCCGTTTGGATCGAGAGAATTTAGCTAAAGACCTGGACGAGTTAATTGCTTTTGTTGAGAACAACACAAAGCAGTCACCTAAGCTAGTTTATTTTCTAAAGCATCTAAAGAGGAAATATAAATGAGTGTCCGTTATCCTGAACATGACTGCACAAAAGACTATGGGCAGGAGACTACGGTTTGCCCTAGGTGCTCCTCACTTTCCAAGGAGGAACGAATCGAGGAGCTCCTTGAACATGAGTGCCAGCATATGACAGTGTATGATCTCTTGGACTATTACAAATACAATAAACGAAAAGAGTACACTGCTATGCCTGTGGAAGAAATTGTCCGTATCCATGAGTGGTTTCTAGCATGAAAACAGAAATTGAATTGAGCCATGACTGCATTGAAGAGATTGTAAGGCAGTCATTGATTCAGACCTTTGCAATAAACGATACCATTGAAGATGACTACAGTAGAAAGCTCCACAAGGCACTAAAGAAAGTCATTAGACACTACAGTAACCCTGACCAGTGGGAAGAATTCAAGGATAAGTTTAATGTTTGAGATTACATTAATGGTCTTTTGGGTTGCATTTTTTGCAATCCTTGGAGTAGCCCTTTGTGGGCTTCTCACCTGTTGGGTGATTATCTACTTTGCTTCAAAGCATAACCGTAGAGAATAATTAACTATATAATGGACTTAGGTATTATGCGGTGTAAGGCTTGTGATATTATATTGGAGGAATATGAGTTAAATAGAAAGTGTAGTATAACTAATTCTTTCTTGGATTTGTGTTCTCAATGTGCCAATATCTCAGATCAAGTATTAGAAGATACTTATATTGAAGATGCTGGTAACACATATGTTACTTTTAATAATGAGGATGAATAAATGGTAATTGAAGGTGTAGTTGCTTTTTCTAATCTCACCAAGCACGAGGAATATCTTGGTCGCTCCACTGGGGCATATTCTTTGGTACTTGCTTTGAGTGAAGAAACTAAAGATCTCCTTATGTCCAAAGGGGTAAAGATCAAGGATTATAATGGTACTCCTCAACGAAAGTTCAAGAGCCAATACCTGGTAAAGGTAGTGGATACTGATAATAACCCCGTTGAAGGAGAGATTCCTTGGGGGTCCAAGGTACGCCTTAGTGTGTCTTTGGGTAAGGTCTCACCAGTCCACGGAGTCACTCCTTACGTACAAGCTGTACGGCTGGTTGAACGATCCGAGAACGACAAGGACAAGTTCGAGGAAGGTTTCTAAAACAGGCTCTAGGAGGCTCTGAGAGGGGTACCCGGTAGGTTGGTACTACCCTACCCCTCAAAACGTCTCCTAGGGCTTCCTATGCGGTCCTAGAGGCATGTTTGATGGTTGGTAGTAAGATGTTCTATGGTGTCCAAAGGGACAATGTAATTTTCTGGTCAGATCGTAAGATGACGACTGAGTATTTTCATTGTCAGAACTTTGATTACAAGAAACCTGGTAGATTTATCAAGTTCTCTTCCTTGGAGGACAAAGCTAAGTTTGTTCTAATCAACCTAGAGGAGTTACTATAAGAGAACTATAAGAGTAACTTTAAGAGTTACACCTTTAATAAACCTTTAAGGTAAATATAAAAGATGTTTATAAGGCATGATAAATGTCCTAAATGTGGTTCTAAAGATAACTTAGGTGTATATGATGACCACTCTTATTGTTATACTCCTAATTGTGGTTACTGGGTAGGAACTAAATCAAGTATTAATTATAATACAGGAAATACTGTGCAAGTAGAATTAACTGGTGTTGTTGATTCAATCAAGGACAGAAGAATATCTAAAGCAACCTGTGAGAGGTTTAATGTTCATGTTGAATATGACTCATCTGGTAATATATCCAAGCACCACTATCCTTACTATAGAGTTGATACTAATGATGTTGCTTTTGTCAAGACAAGAATAGTTCAAAATAAGAACTTCTTTTGTAAGGGCACTTCCTCTGGTTTGGGTCTTTTTGGTCAACAAATATGTAGGGGCTCTGGAAAGTTTATTACAATCACTGAAGGTGAGTGTGATGCTTTGGCAGTGGCTGAGATGTTTAATAATAAGTGGGATGTGGTCAGTATTCGTACTGGCTCACAAGGTGCCCGTAAGGACGTACAGGACAATCTGGAGTTTCTAGAAGGGTATGACTCTGTGGTTGTCTGCTTTGATAATGACAATGCTGGTAAGGCAGCCATAGAGTCCATTAAAGATCTCTTTAGCCCACATAAGCTAAAGATAATGAAACTGCCGGATGGGTTTAAAGATCCTTGTGAGTTGCTTAAAGAGGGTCGTATCTCTGACTTTATGCAGTGTTGGTGGGATTCAAAGTCCCATAAACCTGATGGGATTGTCACCTTTGAGGATATTATCAAGGAGGTAGAGAATGAAGAAGAAGACAATAGTATTCTCTACCCTTGGAGTGGTCTAAATCACCTTACCTATGGGTTCCGCCCTAGTGAATTAGTTACTGTCACTTCAGGTTCCGGTATGGGCAAGTCACAGATCCTTAGAGAGATGGAGTATTACCTTTACACCAATACTCTGGACAATATTGCTGTGATTGCTTTGGAGGAGGTGCCCAAGAGGACTGGTCTTGGTATTGCTTCCATCATGGCAAACCAACCTTTGCACCTACCAGGCGTATCAAAGGAAGACCGTGTAGAGTGGTTAAAGAAGATCAATCCTTCAAGATTCTACTTTTGGAAGCACTTTGGTAGTGCTGATGATGATAGTGTGTTTAGCCGTATCAGGTACATGGCTAAAGCATATGATTGTAAATGGTTCATTCTCGACCATATCAGCATCATCGTGTCGTCACAAGAGGGTTTTGGCGACGAGAGAAGAGCCATTGATGCGATCATGACCAAGCTCAGAACACTGGTTCAGGAGCTAAATATTGGCATGTTCCTTGTATCCCACCTTAGACGCCCTCAAGGCTCCAAGGGTCACGAGGAGGGCGCACAGGTGTCCTTGAGTGAACTAAGGGGTTCTGCTGCTATTGCACAGTTGTCGGACTGTGTGATTGGTCTTGAACGTAACCAGCAGGCAGAGGATCTCAAGGAAGCAAACACCACTGTGGTGCGTGTTCTGAAAAATCGCTTTGCTGGTCTCACGGGTGTAGCCTGTAAACTGTTCTATGAACGAGACACAGGCAGACTGGTGGAAGTCCCGGATGATGCTGCTGAACAGAACTATGAGGTTCCCTTTTGACATTACTTTACACTGACATTGAAGCTGATTCCCTAAACCCCACAAGGATATGGTGTGTATGTGTCAATGAAAGTGTGTATACAAACAAACAGGACTTTGTAGCCTTCTTCAATCGACACAAGGAAGCCACATGGGTGTTCCACAATGGCATAGGGTTCGATGTGCCTGCACTGGAACGCCTGTGGGGCGTTTCCTTTGATAGGGCTAGGGTAGTAGATACCCTGGTGCTTGGAAGGCTTGCAAACCCCAGCAGGGAGGCAGGGCACAGTCTAGCCTCCTATGGTGAGGCTCTAGGGTTCCCCAAGGGTGATCATAGTGATTGGTCACAATGTACCCCCGAGATGATCGAGTATTGTCTGAGGGACGTACAGGTGACCAAGAGGCTACATGAGTTCCTCTTGAAGGAACTCCAAGGGTTCTCTGAGCAGTCCATCCAGCTAGAGCACCAAGTAGCATGGATTATCACAGAGCAAACCCGCAATGGGTGGCTCTTGGACCAGAAGAAGTGCTACACCTTCCTTGGTGAACTAAAGCAGAAACTGATGGAGCTGGAGGACACGGTTCTATCCGTATTCAAACCACTACCTGTCTTTGAAAAGGAAGTAACACCAAAGTACAAACTCAATGGGGAACTATCCTCAGTGGGTCTTAAGTTCTTTGGTGAGGACCAATGGCAACAGGTGGCAGGACCCTTCAGCAGGATAAGCTGGTCACCCTTCAACCTTGGCTCGCGGCAGCAGATTGGTAGATACCTTCAGTGGTTTGGATGGAAACCCAAGGAGTTCACTGAGACAGGTCAACCCAAGGTGGACGAGACTGTCCTAGAAGGTGTTCCTATTCCCCAAGCACAACTCATAGCAGAGTACCTGATGGTACAGAAAAGAATTGCTATGGTGGAGTCTTGGGTGGAGTTGGCTGACAAGGACAGTAGGGTTCATGGGGAAGTCAGGACCAATGGCGCAGTTACAGGAAGGATGACACACAGCAACCCCAACATGGCACAGGTTACAGCCAATGGGAAGCCCTATGGGACTGACTGTAGAGCCTGCTGGGTGGTACCAAGGGGGTACAAGCTGGTGGGTGTAGACGCCAGTGGGCTTGAGTTGAGAATGCTTGCACACTACATGAATGATCCTGAGTACACTAAGGAGATCCTGACGGGTGATGTGCATACAAAGAACCAACTAGCAGCAGGATTAGAGACCAGGAACCAGGCAAAAACCTTTATCTACGCTTTCCTGTACGGGGCAGGAGACGCCAAAATAGGGTCCATTGTGGGTAAAGATTCCCGAGAGGGAAAGATGCTGAAGGAGAAGTTTCTTAGCAACGTGCCTGCTTTGGCAGCCCTTAAGGAACAAGTGTCCTCTAAAAGCCATAGAGGTTTTTTATTTGGTGTTGATGGGAGAAAGGTTTATATCCGATCAGAACATGCTGCATTGAACACACTGCTTCAAAGTGCAGGTGCAATTGTAATGAAAAAAGCACTCTGTATCCTCCATGAGTATGCTAATATGTGGGGACTTGACTTTAAGTTTGTAGGTAACATTCATGATGAAATACAAAGTGAAGTCAAGGAAGAGCAAGCCAGATCCTTTGGGATCTTGGCGGTACAATCCATCCAAGCAGCAGGGCTTCACTTCAAGCTAAACTGTCCTCTGGCTGGCGAGTACCATATTGGGGACAATTGGAGCGAAACACATTGAAAAAGGACACAAGTCGAGTGGGCGATCTTGCTGAGTTCTATGCAGTGACCTGGCTTTGGGACAATGGCTTTGAGGTTTATCAAAATGCTGGATCAACGGGTCCAGTGGACATTGTTGCAATCAAGAACGGAAAGGTTTGGTTGTTTGATATCAAGAGCAAGAACAGTGAACTGAACTGGGGTTTTAGTAGAACCTTTGCTCAAGAGATGCTTGGAGTACAGATCCTAGTGTTTAATCCTAGGACACGAAAGATGCGCTTTGTCAAGCACCGTAAGCACAACGAGGGTATTCTATGATTCATACACTAGTGGAAGATATTTACTCTGTTGTTCTCTCCAAGAGGGCACCAGAGGGGGTTGATGTTGAGAAAGAGATTGACGCCTTTGGTGAGGCAGTCAAGGATCTCATGCGTAAGGAGTTCCTTAGCAAGAGCTTCGATTCACGCAAGCTGAGGCTCTCAAATATTGGAAGGGATGACCGTTATTTATGGAATCACTATCACAATAAAGCACGGCAGAAGTACCGCCCAGAGAACCTCATCAAGTTCCTCTATGGTCACATCATCGAGGAGATGCTGCTGTTCTTGGTTAAGATGTCAGGGCACAAGGTGACACATGAACAGCACCCCTGTGAGGTAGCTGAGGTCAAGGGGTCTATGGACTGTAAGATTGATGGGATTGTGACTGACATCAAGTCCACCAGCACCTATGGCTTTAAGAAGTTCAAGGATGGATCACTGGCTTATGATGATCCCTTTGCCTATGTAGGACAGATCAAAGCCTATGCTCACTCCGAGGGTGAGACAAAGTACGGGTGGCTTGCAATGGACAAGCAGAATGGACACCTGACCTATCTTATGTACGATGAGAAGGACATCCAGGCTCCAGTCCATGAGAAGATTAGTTACTCCATCGAGGATCGAGTGAAGCACGTATGGCAGATGGTGAACAAGAATGAGCCACCTGAGAAACCCTGTGCAGAGCCTGTGCCTGATGGCAAGAGTGGCAACATGGTCCTGACGGCTACCTGCTCCTACTGTCACTTCAAGAAGGTCTGCTGGGAGGGTGTACGAGGGTTTGTGTACTCCACGGGTCCAAAGTTCTTCACTCATGTAGCCAATGAACCCAAGGTTCCAGAGATCCCCTATGCCGAGATCCAGTAGCAGATACCGAAGTGGTCTTGAGAGGGACTTTGCACAAGGGGTGACTGGTTGGGAGTTCAAGTTTGAACCCTTCATGTTGCCCTATGTGATTCACAGGGAGTACAAACCTGACTTTGTACACTCGGACAGTGGGATCATTGTGGAATGCAAGGGGTTCTTTAGGACGGGTGATACTCAAAAGTACAAAGCCATTAGGGACAGTATCAATAAGTACAATGAATTGATATTTATTCTCTCTGACCCAAGGAAGA